ATCCAGAAATATAGCGGTATACCCAATACAGCGAATAGACAGAGGGTTCTTGAGAGTTTCAATATCCGCTGCGATAGCATATGCAGTTTGGAATTGAGCATATAGTTCCTCAATATTTTTTGCTGTAGCTAGAGCCCAAGAAAACTGTGAGGCTTCAGGCCAAGTTGCTGGAGATACAACCTTTGAAATGTATCGGGCAGCAAGAAATCTACCGTACGATACTGTGAACAATTGACGAAGTGGATCAATGAATACAATCTCGAGTTGCTTATGTGAGAATACTGATCCTGCATAATCAGAAACTGAGTTGACAGTTCTGTTATTTCCTAGAGCTTCGAGTAGTTTTCTGAGAAGCGGGACGGATGTGGTGACAACTCTTGTGATACTTCGTTTGGCACAATATATCTCCAAATGTGAGAGCATCGTGAAAGGATCAACAGTCACATAAGTATTAATACCCCCAAACATTCCCTTCAGATGTGGAATATATTCCTTATCATCCGGGGTTCCTACGAATGCTGCGTTATTTTGTCCAACAGTTTTAGAAGAGGAAGGAACAATTGTGGTAGATCCTACTCTTGATTCTTTTATCTGTGCTGCTAGCAATGCTAGTTTTGAGGATACATTAGTTGGAGGTGTCATAATAATCTATACCAATATAGGTGGAAGAGCTAACTAAAAAACCCATCAACCTTGTGAGCTGATAGGTTCTAGGATTAGATCTCTCTGGGATTACCAGACAAGACGGCTAAAAAATTGCTGTGGATAGTCCAATAGATTGCAAGCTTCAGCTTTTGCTTTCAGATTGCAGAGTCTCTCGACGTTCTTGCGAGCACCAGCGATTCGTTCATCCAGGCACTCACCTACAGTTTGTTCTTTAACTGGGCCAGCACTTGGAGAACTACCTACATCTGTGAGCTTGTTCATGATATGAATCTCCAGTAATTAAACAACAGTGATTTCTACCAGATCAGTATAGATCTGACCATTCTTCTTGTTCAGATTCTGCTTGGTAACTGCCACAACTTCGACAGGATTACGAACTTCTTCTAGCAAGAGACGATTAGGCTTGGCACCAAAGTGTTCAGCAATACTGGCAAGAATCTTCTTGAAGGCGCCCTGACCATAGTCATTCGACAGATCATATCGAACTTGAGCTTCAGCCCCCGCATCAATAGGTTTCTCGTCTGCGTTTGCCAGTTCCACAGTTTCCAGAACTTTGATCTTTGCGAAGTAGACAGCTTTCGATTTTGAGTCAGGCACGATTGAAAACATCAGACGATAAGTACCAATAGGCAGCGGGCGAAACTCAGGCAAATCCGCCAGATCATCAAGGGTGCCATCAAGGATAGAGTCGATGTCGAATTCTTTGGTATCGGTCATGATATATGTTCCTGTATATGTTAGGAAGATTGAGAGAAGTGATTAATGATTGAGAGACAAAAGAGCACTACTGATAGAATCTTCGGAGATTAATCCTATGGGTGAGACTTACCTGTCAGGATAATGTTCTCACAAAGAGTTGCGTATCCTGCAATGTCATGCCAATGATCGGCTACATTAGGATTACCGCACATAATACGACCCAGCTTGTGGCAGATCATATCAATTGCTTCGCGCTGAGCATTACTCAATTTAGCCCAGCCTACATGTTCCCTGAATTCAAGTTTCAGAGTTTGCATGATTATGGAATTCTCAGTGAAATCTCCATGAGTCTTTCCACGATCAGCGAGCGTTGATTGTACTGGAGTAGGTGTGGTCATGTCAAGTCCTTATTTCTTCATTCCAGCTTTAAGTTTCTCAAGTGCACTCAGTGCTTTAGTTGAGGGAGTGTCATTAGTTACAACATTTACGGCAGTCTTTTCTCCCTTAAAAATCGGTATAAGACTAGCCTCATTTGTGTTTTCCAGAACTGATCCAGATCGCGAGCCAGTAAGAATGTTTCCAGAGTACAGTGTGGAACTAGCGGCAACGTGACGTTTATTTTTAACCTCACAGTAGATTACTTCATCGAAATACTTTGCCGTGTTCCTAGAGAAAGCTCTAGTTCCCGCAGTTGGGACAAGTTTTGTTTTTCCATCTTCCATCTCTGCTTCAGTTTCATGAGAGATACAGACTACATGAAATCCCGCTTGTTGCACATGAGATAGAAAAGTATCCATAAGCTTACCGAGATTTCCCCAATCATCGTAATTGAGTTTGTAATCATCAGGTTGTCCCTTAGTGATATGAGAGATAGCAGATTGAGTGAGTTGCGTGAGGCTATCGAATACTACGATGGTATCCAGAGGTAGATTCGCAAGTTCCACAGCCACAACTGCGGAAGAATCTTTTGCACAGACTGCACAGTTCCATTTCCCGTGAGTCTCACAAATCTTACCAGCTGATCCTTTGATGGCTTTCAGGCAGGTTTCAATTGCCATTGGAAAGGATCGAGTGTCAGGAATCGAGATGACTTCAATTCGTTCTTGACATTCTACTGGGAGTTGAAAGAGTGTATCAACCCCATTTTCCAGGTCGAACCAAATTAGATTGAACTCCTTTGAAAGTTCTCCAGCAAGCCTAGTTTTTCCAGACTTGGGCGGCCCAAACAATAGAACTCGGTGGGATTTAGATGCAGTTTTTTGACTGAGTTTCATGGATGAAATTTCCTAATATGTTCTACAATATGTTCCTGCATATAGAATACTTTCCTATAATATGCGCAAGTGAATAGAATCATTTGATGTTCCTCAGCTCAGCCCGGATTTCATCCGTCAAAGCAGTCAGTGCATTTTGTACATATACTCTGAACTTAAGCTCTTTAGGAATCATATGCATTAAAGCATAAAATCCCATACAGATCTTTAGTGCCCAAGCAAGTTGTCTTTGTTTCTTTTGCTTATCTGAGGGAGTTATATGTTTGAGTGGATTGGCTCGGGTCATATTAGTACCTTTCCAAGTTGAGAATCTAACAAATCTTCCAGACTCATCGTGACCTGATAGTCTGTATTATCTTCTTCTTCAGGAGTGCATCGCTTAGTTAGATATTCAGTGCTAAGTGTGCAGGTGTTGAAGTACTCACACTCTCGTCCAAAATTAAGGCAACTTTCGCCTCTCATTGGGTAAATTTCTGCAGCCTCATAGAGTTTTATGATCTCAATATCAAGAAGAAGTTCTCGAATCCAGAGAGCTCGCTGCAAGAATGTTTTGACAAATGGAATCGGGGTGAACTCCCGACTCTTTGTTTGATATACTAGATATAGAACTTTATAGCTAGACAGATCAGGAAACAGATGGTCAAGTACGATGCTGTAGCCAATCGCTTGCGCAGAATTTTTATAGGTTGCTGGATTAACTGTGCTACTTCCTGTTGTTTTGAGTTCCAAGACCAATACTTCTCCAGACTCCCGATTTCTGAGCACAGCATCGACAAATCCTCTAAGGCGGAAACCATCTGGAAAAGTGATAGCAAAACTAAGCTCACAAGCAGGGCGTCCATTATAATAGACAAGATCATACTCCTTTAGAAAACCTTGTGCCCGTAGTTGCATGAACTTCTGAAGTGCAAGAACAGAAGTCCAGAAAGATTTCTTTAGTTTCTCATCAACAGCTAGCAAATCAGTGTGCCAACCAAGAAACATCTTAAAGATTACTTCTTCTTCAGATGCTCCAGTGAGCGCAAGTTGGATAGCTTCTCCGACAACGTGCCCATAGGCAAATGTGATCGTGGATTTGAGATCTTCTTCCGTTCGATGAGTTGTACGGAGTCGATAGAGTTGGAATTTTCTCGGACAGGAATGGAGTGTAAGTAACGAGGAATATGATAGTTGGCGAATGCGGTAATCAATGACTCCCTCATATCCTGGCTCTCTGAATCCGCTAACTTCTCCCTCAGATTCCTCTGTTCCCTCAGAGTTAGATCTTTCAGAATTAGTACAAACGTCGAGTGTATCGGATAGAAATGAATCGAGATCGAATGTATTGGTAGACAAGTTAGAATCTCCTGGATAAGTGGTGTATAAATGTGAGATTCAGAAATAGAAATAGGCTCACATTGGAGCCAATCTCGTAAAAGTTTATACTCAGTATAGGTGAGTTTGAATCTCAAGGCAGTTATTACCAGGTTGGCCCGTAATATTCTTTCAACTGCTTCAGATGAATGCATAGGATCTGACATGCTGCAGAAATCTTTGTGAGGTTGAATTTACCCAGAATCATTGGATCAGAAATCATCGACAGTTGCATTTTTGAGCCTCTTAGTAGTTGATGCAGACTTATCTTTGATAGCCGCAGTTGCAAATTCAATACCTGTCTGCATCTTAAGACCTGAAACAATTATAGCAACTTCTTCTTCTGAGAGAAGGGTAACATTCTCAGGTTGTGCGCGCAGAGTTGTATGAATCTCCCGCAGAAGTGTAGGCATCCTAGGATGTTTAGCAAGAATCAGTTCAGCTAGTTGCTGCACATGTTCATGGAGACTGAGAGATTCGATTGATTGAGTCATTCCTGGTCTCCTTCACCAAACAACTTCTTCTGTTTACAAATCCACTCTGATACTACCAGGTAATCACCAGATTCTGAATCCGGAGAATCTGCTGCACGATGAATCTTAGATGTCTGTGAGAATGGAAACCATTCATCTTGTGGTTTCTCAAGTTCCCAACCACTAATAGTCTTTATTTTGAATCGGACTGCTTTGGCAGATTCACCTAGGTAAGTTCCAGTGAGCGTAACTTTTGTATCTCGGGACGTCGGGGTAGTTCGTGACATAAGTATTTCCTAGAAGTCATCCACTGTTAATGAGTGTGTGAGTGTGAAAGTAATTATTGATGCGGATCTAGAATGGGAAAGAATCGCTCGACGTGGCTCAATTTCTATCTTATAGGCAATGTCCATCCACTTCTCTTTTATTACTGCCTTGATGATTCGTTTATGAAGTGGACGAGGGGCAGTAATCGAAACTTGGTTGTCTCGTTTTAATCTTGCCCAGATCGGGAAGTATTGACGCGAATTAAACAAGAGACTCATATTGTTGCACACTTGCACACTCAGTACACTCTGGCAGTACACTGAATGATTTTATGCTTTGACATTCTAGCCCGGTTAATGGAGGAGACATTTCCATCACTAGAAGTTACCATCAAATGCACAACAATATAAGAACTCAGAGAGGTGAGCAGTTTTATATCATGCTCAGGATATCTCTATGTCAGGGAGTCTCTAGTCAACTAAGTTTAGTTACTGACTTTGGACTTACACTTACCAGTATTGCTGGACTTCTGCACTGCGATCACTAAACAGGCTTCGAGACTATGACAAGGAGAG